GTCGAGAAGCCGTCCCAACTGTCAGAATGATTGAAGCAGGCAGGGAACCCCTGCGGGTTGCTGGCATAGCTGTAATATGGACTTGTGATTGTGGCATTGGCGAGAGTGTAATCAGGAGTCAGAGCCACCACCACCGATGTATTGCCGTAAGAATACTCTGAATAATTGACGTACCAGTATTTGACCGTTCCGCCCTGAGTGAGCTTGATCTTTGCGCCCCTCGGAAACCGCGCCGTTACGTCTTTTCCGGCGATGTAAAAATATGAGGCGCTTCCATAGACCCAGGTGTCGGTGTCCCGTTGCCAGCCGTTTGCCAGAACGGGACTGATGGAGCCAAGAGCTGATAAGTTCATATTATTTCCTCAGTTGGGCCAATAATCAGTGGGCCAATAACCTTCCGGCCAATAGCCGTTCGGCCAGTAAGGAGCAACACGTTTCCAGGCATAGACCACCGTATAGGGTGGTAAGTTGTTATGAGCTGCGCCGCCGCCTGTGTTCTGGTTGATGGCGGTAGCGGCCGGAATCAGGTATGTTCCAGGGTCATGATGGGAGGACGTAGTATCTATGTCTGCGAATATATCCCACGTTGTGTCAGTCAGTCCCTGTCCAGTTGATTGGAGTCTATCCATCGAACTCATGTCGTGTTGATGGGGATTCTGCACATGCGTATGTTCGGGCATCTCGGCGCTGGTGAGCGTATGCGTCTTCTCGCCCCCGGTCTTCTCGGCTGTGTCAAAGTCTTCGTCCGCCGCATCCTGACCGACCAGAAACTTACCCTCGGCAATCCTAGACCATGTGCCGAATCCTAGAAGAGTCTTTGGATTCGTCGCAACTACGGAAAGAAAAATCGACCCAACCGGCCACGCAGCTTCAAGGCTGGCCAGGTACATCGTGTCGAAGTAGGTCTTTAGCGAGGCCTTCATCGTGCTGCTAAGAACCTTCTTCAACTTATAACCATCGGCACTATCGGCTATTGGAAACTCATCCGCATCGGCCAGCGTGAGTTTCTCGACGGCATTGTGGATACGAAGAGCGAGATCTAGTAAACCTTCGAAGTCCTGCAGGCGGACTACGTTATTGTCTTCTACTGGCGCCTCTCCCAACAAGATCTGCGGACCACGCAGCGCTGCGAGATAGATCTCAGCCCCTGGCACGCTATCAGGATATTCATCCGTGTCATCATAGAGCAGTGGCCCTACAGAGCCAACGTAGTATTCTTGCTCAGCCATACTACACTCCACTCAGCGGAGACTGCCGCTGCACGATAGCCTTTATTGCACAGACTTCCTTGTAGTTCTCTTTCCAGCCCAACTTCAACTCCGCCACACAGTGCTCAATACGAGACAGACGTTCATCAATCTCTTCCCAGCGTTGTTCAGTAGCCTCCCAACGGGCGATGCGCTCTTTCTCACAACCAACCCTGTTCAATTCGCACTCCTTGCCGCTGCAGAAGTATGCCCGCATAAGAACTAGGTTGCCCATAAAGCCAATAATCATCCCAGCTATGCCGACGATTGCCTGATTCTCTGTCATGCTATTCTCCAGTTGCCGAAGTCCTCTCGCTCTTCATCATCAGGATAATCATCTGGAACATCCTCAGCGGGAGAAAAGAACCTCTCTCCAAGATCCAGAAGCTCCACCACGTATGCCGTCGCATCCATTACGTCCCAATACTTCGACCTTGGAAACGCAACCAGCTGCTGTTCGAGAGGCGCACAAAAGGCACCGTCGCTGTTATGCAGTATATAACCCTTCCGATAAAACGGAACCAAGGCCTTTATGCGTTTTTCTTTCGACCGCGACTGCACCCCACCACGAGCTTGCAGCTCTACAAGTTCTATGTTTAAGCCACTCTTTGTGATCCACGTCCGGAAGGGATAGGAAATAAACTCACTCAGCCCCGTCACCTCCACCGCTAGCACGTGAGCACCATACTGCTTACACATCTCAAAGCACTTTTCGTATATCTCATCGGGATGCAACCGCTCGTTAATAACATCCCGCACATAGATCAAGCCTTTTGCTACGGACACACCCAGGCAAACGATCGCAGTAAAGGAGCTGTGCGCATTTGCCGTCCTCGCAGGATCGACAATCACAACCGTCTCGACGCTCCGATCCTCGCTGAGTTTCGCTTCTCGCTCACTATAGTACTTAAAAAATCTCTGCTGAAATGGAGCATCGCCAGGAATGACAGTATTCCTAAACTCCATCGCAAAAACGTGCAGGAGACCCTGCGCTGCATAACTTTCCGCCAACTTCCTAATCGCATCGTCTGACATGAAATCAGGCCAGTTGGAATGATAGTTATCATCGCAAAGCTCAATCTTGAGTGTGGCCCAGCCAGGATCTTCGAGGAGATTATTAAGGAGCGAGTCTTCATGGAGGATAGTACCGATAACAACAATCTTCCAATCCTTCCGCGACTTGTCAACGGAATTAAGAAGATCCGCGAAGAACCACTCCTTAAGTTTCTTCCTCTGCTCATCGCTTTTTACGGCCTCTGAGTCTTCGAGATCATCAATCACGAACAGGTCGGGGCGTCTGCCGTGGAACAAGATCCCCCGAACCTGCTGGCCAGCCCCACGCGGCAGCACCATCACATCAGTCGATGTGATCCAGCTATCCTTAGCGAAGGAGTCACTGCGTAAGTTCCCAAAGAAGTACTGAACCCTCTGGTTAGTCAGCAACTCCCTCTTTAGGTTCTCACCCTGCATAATGGCCTGCGTCGCCGTGCAACTTACAGGTACGATGAACTTCTTCTCCTGAAACAATATATTCTTTGCCGGATATGCCAGGTTGACCAACGACGTCTTTCCCCAACCACGGGGTGCCGCGATAGCCACTAGCTGCTTGGTTGGATCGTCAATCAGTTTGAAGATCTCCTGATGCAGAGAGATAAAAGGGCGCGTAAAGTTCTCCGGGAACATTGTCTTCGCAAATGTCCCTGTCGACAACACGCAGCGTTGCAGTATAGCTTTCATCTCATCAGATAGTGGTTGCATCATTTACCTTTGTAAACCGGGTTTACATAGCCAGCAGGACCATAGCTGGGATTGCTCGTTGAGACGGTCTCACAATCGTCATAGTGTCTGTAGTAGGTCATTGCTCTGCATCCTCAATTATCTCCGTTCCGTCGGCCATGAACGCTATCGGGTTGCCCCAACCATCAAGCGCAAACCACCCCTCAACCCGAGCCTCCGACTGTTCAGGAGCGTAGTCTTTAAGGTCATCAGGAAACGCACTTCGATGCCAGGGAGATAACCCACGTTTCCACTGGTGGATTACTCCGCCCAATCCAGTCATTGGCGGCTTAGTCGTTGCCGAGATTATTATCATTGCCTAATCCTCATCTGAGATTGCCGCCGAAGCTGCCGGTGACTTGGGGGGCGGCTCCTGGATCGTACTCATACGCGCCATAGTCTGGAGCCGACCCATAGAGCACTCGCTCACCATCGCTCTTCTTGTAGAGCCAGATCGGTGCGTCGTCGGCCCAGGTCATCGGAGAGGCAAGAGTGATGGTGTTGGTGGCGTAGTCGATGCTTCTAATCTGGACCACATTGGTCACGGTCCCTATGGCTATCCAGTCTGCCTGGATGTTCGAGAGTGATGAACCCCAAGTGCCATCCTGGAAGTAAAGCGCGTCGTCAACGTGCAAAGTCGCATTGTTGTCGCCTGCACCGTTGGCAAGAGTGAGAAATGTTCCGCCGTCGATTGCAGGGGATGAGGATTGCAGGGATAGATTTGGCAAGGTCGTGCTCGTCGGATCAGTCAAGTCAGGGTTGACGAAAAGCGGGTCGTTTGTTGGCAAGTCACCAGTGCCACCCGATAGATTGTTTGAAATTGTATCCCAATCTCTCGCGCTACATTGGGTGGTAGTGCTATCTCCATCGTAGAGTCTTATTGAGCATATAGCCCCTTCCTTATTGTCATAGACGATATTATTCTTAATCACATTGCTTGTTGATCCGATTCCGGCACTGTTTGCTTGACATATTCCAACTCCGCTATAGGCAACATTCATGTTGCCATACGCTCTCCAGTCGTAGCCCTCCCCATTGTGATACAGGGTATTATTATATATTCGGTTATTGATTCCTCCAGATGCCCCATTCCAGAATACTTGCCATGCGTCGAGGGTTCCAGACCCATTAGTTGCAGTTATGTTTGCCACAAGCTCGCCGGTCCCCTCGTTGTAACTCGCAACCGTACCCGTCATCGCCTTTGTTTTGTCTGCTACGTTCCAAATTCTTAATGTCTGCCCGTCATAAATGACCAGTCCAGAAGCGATAGTGAAGGTTTTCTCTCCCTCCCCGATTTCTACAGATGATGTGGATGTGATCGGAGACGTCAAACTTGAATGTGCATATTTGAAGTATATTCCGGCACTCATGCCGTTATAGATCGCATTGTAGCGCACCAGATTCTTAGGCCCAGCCACATCGAAACCCATCGGACCACCGTTGCCGGGGTTGTTCGAGGCATGCCCGAGACGATTGCCCTCATAAAGGTTGAATAAACCATCTCTAGCATAATCGTCCGAAACCTGGAAGTTTCGATGGCCGTACTTGTCGTTATAGGATGCGGTTTCGTAATACGGGTAGTTCCCTTTCGAGATGGTCCAACTTGAGATTGTCCCTGATCCAGTCGAGTACGTTACGTTGACCACGAGCGCCCCGGTTCCGCTGTTGTAGCTCGACACAGTTCCGCTCATGGCATTCTGCGGGGAAGCTGTGGAGATAATTCCGATAGGTGAGCCTGCCCTGTAGGTTTTCCCTGTTGAGACGGTCAGGGATTTTGATCCCGTCCCCAGGGCTAGGGACGTTTCGGAAGTGTCGTATTTAGGCTCTTTCCCAGACTGCCCGGTTGTGCATCCAGTAATCCACGGCTCATTGTGTGATACATTATTTCTGACGATGTTGTACATGCCATAATTATCAAAATTCGTATGTGCAGCATGAGCAAATACATTATCTTCAATCGTGTGATAATTATTCCCTGGATCTACTTTGCCAATAGCATAGCCACTCCCAATCCGCAGCAGATCAGACCCCTCAGCGCAAGCCCCACTTGGACTTAATGCAGCCTCAAACGTGTTGCCATGAATCCAGGCGTGAGTGCTACCATTAGATATGCCTAACCCAGTCTGTGAGACTTCTGTCGTTGCTGGTCCAAAGGTACAGTTGGTGATCTCCACATAATCACTGCCGCTGACATGTCCCCAAGAGGCGATATTTCGGAATGTAATGCCGTCTATTTTTACATAGTCTCTACTGGTAAGAGCGATACCGTAGGAATAGGCACCCCCGTCAATTATCACTTCCTCATCGTTGTATGACGAAAAAATAATAGGATTGCCGGAAGAACCATTGCAAGGATCTGATCCACCTCCACACTTCGCGGCTAGCTTTATGCCCTCATAGTCGAGGCCGGAACTGGCGACCGTATAGGTTCCGGCCCGGAAATAGACAACATCTCCCGGCTGGAGCGCGAAAGCCATTGCCTTTGTGCGCGTGCAGGCATCGGTCCCACTCAATGGAGTAGACCCAGAGCAAGAAGCCATATCTGCCGCCGCACCGGTTGGGCTCACCCAATATGTTTCAGCTGCGAAACTATTTAATGGAAAACAAAGAATGAAAAATATTATTATCCAATACATTACTTTTCTACTTATAGAATTGAAATTTCAATGAATAAACTGCTGCAGAAGTCCAAGTGTTCCCATTATCTGATTGTTGAACTGTGTTTCCGCAAGCTAAATCTCCTAGAGGATAAGGAGCTGCGTTAAAAGACCCAAGAGATGAATACATAACAAGCCAATATTTTTCATCGGCGGTTACGGATGCCTCTAATCCACCAGCAGCTTTCGTTCTGTTCAACACAGCATAATCTATTGATAGGTCGGAATTATTATAGTCATCTGACCAACTCCCGACCAATGTCCCAGGACAATCGACCCCTGAACATCCAGCCGCATTGTTTGTATATATTCCAGCTTTATGTGTTCCTTCTGGAGTACCAACCTTTTTTAGGGTTACATCAACCGAACATATCGTAACAGATTCAGAAGCGATAAACGGTGAGGCCAAATAAAACCAGTTGACATTTGCGCCAGCAGTTGTTCCACTACCGCATTCTTGGGCGGGAGTAACACAGCTTGGAGCCACACTCCCCTCCGCGCCGAGCACAGCCGGGTTCATCCTTGCAAGCTGAACGGGTTCCTCGGCCCAGGCGGGAGTGGCCAGCAGCACTATCACTATGAGTAGTCGTTTCATGGTTGGTCTCCTAGTAGTCGCTTGCCGCGCTGACTTTGGCCTTATACTTCAACTCAATACCGATTACGTTCAGCTCTCCAGCCTCGTCATCACTGCCCCTGTAGAACGTCAGACGCGCCAGCTCATTTGCGGCAATACCCGTCAGCGTTACAGCGTCGGACCAGTCGGTAATCATCAACTCGTTTGCATCGTCATCCGTGCCGAGTTCATCCGTTACCCCTATCGGATCGCCAGCCGTGCAGGTCAGTGCCTCACTATTGCCGATAGTGCAACCTTTGAGTCGAAAAATGGCCGTGTCGTTGGCTTCGCCATTCGCCACCAGGGAGTAGTAGACCCGAAACTTGAGCCCCGCCGACCACTCAGGATCAACCTGCCAGAGCACGATGGAGGTTTCATTATCGGCAAACAAACGGGCCTTGATTTCCTCGCCGGAGATTACCGCAGCGGCTGCAGGAGGAGACGTTGCATTGTCCTCGAACCAGGCAGCAGGAAGGTACTGGTACTTGGTGATTTCAGTTACGCCAGCCCGGATAGGAGTAACCCATGTTGCGCCAGCAATATGCTCGCTCGGAGTGCCAGCAGCAATCACTTGACCATCCGTGGGTTCTTCAGTCGGCATTCTGACATAATAGTTGGCTGTTCTGGCTGTTGTGTCGTGCGGTCCCATCCAGCCTGCGCCAAGGGTCTGCGTGCCGTTGTCGCCGTAGAGAAGCTGCTGAGAAGCGGTGTTATTGACCTTGGTCGTCGTGTAGCTGGCACACGTGATATTTCCAGCTCCGTCATGCGTGCAGCCGGTAGCAGTTTCGACAGCAAAGCACCCCTCTACCGCCCCCGACGCATCGACTCCAAGAGGAGCCTGACCTACCGAACAGTTGGCACCATTTGCGGCCAGGGCTGTGGCTGTCCCTGCATTACCCGTAGTGTTTTGATTCAAGGTTGGGAAATTAGTCAGTGAGGCCGCACTGCCATTCGGAGCAAGTACATCAGTCCCTATCACAAGACCAATCAGTCGCTGCATTCGCGTGTCATTGTCGTCGCAACCCCACACGCCACCTGCCAGATCAGGATAGCAGCCATCCCAGGCCGACGAATCTTGTCCGGTGCCCCCGAGGCGAGGGGCCTGGATGGTGGTGTTGTCACCACTAACGCCCGTCAACGCACTACCATCACCCTCGAAGCTCACACACTTCAAGGCCCCGGCGACGTTGGTACAACCCGGAGGTACATTGCCATCCAGCAATAACGCGGCTTGTGTAGGACAGGAAAGGAGGCAGGAAAGAAGGCAGGAAAGGAGAAGTTTTTTCATTGGCTACTCCTTCAGGAACCAAAACTCAATCACGCCGGTGGCGCCATTGACGTTGTTCCCGGTAATAGCCAACTGCAGCGAGGTTCTCCAAGGGGCGGTTCCCCACAGATTGTTCGTGCCATCTATCTTCGGCACCACACTCTCCGTCGCTGTGGCACTTCGATTAGCTCCCATGCCGCCAAGAATATCCCCATGCGCATCAGTGAGAGTGATATCATAGCCAGCCTGTGGAGCCGTAGTCCCTGGGTTGGTCCGCATAAGGAATAGCATATACCCCTCCAGCGCTGCCAAGTGCTTGGCGCTGACGTCGACAGCCGTGAAAGCTCCCGTCGTATGTGCTTTCCATGTAGCGGTGAGAACACAGAGATCACCGTCAGCAAAGCACTTCAGTACTTGCGTACAGGAGCTATCAGCAAACGCCCCTGAGGACAGTACCAACGAAAACAAAAGCGCAAGTCCTACAATGATCTTCATCTCGCCGCTCCCATGTAGCTTACTTTCCAGTTACGTTAAAGGACTTCGCCGCCCAGCCCAGTGCTGCATAGACAGCACTCTGCAACAGCACCTGGGACGAAATCACATCTCCCTCCAGCAGTGGCAGCAGTGCGTTAGCCACCGCCGCAATAAGGCCGACAAGAGTCGTTAGCCAGTTTTTGCCGAGAATCATCAGTCCGCCTCCCCCGTCTGGCCACAATAGGTAATCAACCCCAGCGCAGCCCCGCGCTTGTAGGCCTCCCAATATGTCACCACCTCGGCCGACTGCGCCGAGCCCTGAATAATTGGATCAAGCATCACGACGCTCAGATTATAGGCCAGCTGCGCATCCTGACACCGTGCCGCCTGCAGCTCCGTAGCCGTAGGATTCTCCAGCCCCAACGATGCACACCCAGCCACCATTAGTGCCACTACCACCATCCACATACCTTTGTAAACCGGGTTTACATAGCCAATCATCCCACCGTCTCCTCTCTTGTTGCTTCTTGGAGGTTCTCACCTTGGAGGTTCTCGTGTGTCTCCACGCAAGCGTGGCTGGAGGCCACAGCCGCCGTGGTCGTTTCTTGGGGGTTCTCGGGGGTCAAGCTCCCTTCGGTCGCCAGAAGCAACCCAGCATTCTCGGGCTGCAAGCTCCCTTCGGTCGCCTGCCAAGCATCTTTCTTTATCTGCTCCAGCAGCTCCGGCGTCACCACCCCATGGAGAAACTGTCCCTTTACATTGATCTGCCTAGCATGGCCGGTGCGATCGAGGTTGTCCATAGCGATTCTGGCCTGAAGCGCTCTGGGCGTGTCCTCATCATCCAGGATCGCCTCCAACTTTGCCGCAGCTTTCATAGACATCTCCTGCAGCTTCGTTGCCACGTCTATGGTCTTCTCGTCCACCACGGCCTGCATCTCGGCCAGCACGCGCTTTCCGAGGGCACTGTTGACGCACGCAGTAACGGTGTGCACTGTGCAGCCCAGCTCAGTCGCAATATCCCGAGGCTGCCAGCCCAACAGTGTCAGCCGAAGCATCTTGTGATGCCGCTCCCAGAGGTGTTGGACTTGGTATTTTCGCTCAGGGCTGGGTAAGCGGCCCGAGTGTCGGCCACATCTCCCGGAGCGCACCCTACTCTCGGCCTGCCTATACACCTGCTCCGTCTCAAACTCTTCCTGACAAAATCCAACAGTTCCTTCCATCCCTACCTCCTCTATCTCACTCTCCCCACCACCATGCCACGGCTGGGCTGCCTTTGCAACCCCATACAATCCCACCAGGGCTGCGTCTCCACCACCCTACGCCTCTCCTCCACCTATGTAAACCCGCTTTACATAGCTACCAAACCCAACCCTGGGCTGCACCGGGGAGTGCCACTCCCACCACCCTCCTGGCCATCGCTACCGCCTCATCTGCTCACGCCCGTGTGTCTCCCAGCTCGCTGGGCTGCCGCCATTGCTACCCTGGGCTGCGCCGCCACTCCCGTTGCTGCCACTCCCGTTGCCGTTACTCCATCGATACCATTGGGTACCATTGAAAACTGTAGAGATTTTCTAGAGCTTTGGAGAGAAAAGCATCTCGACCCCTTTCCCCTCTCGCCCCCCTTTCGGCCTCGGGTTGACAATGGTCTCGGGTTGTGGTATCATGTTTTCAAGCTGAGGGAACGATAGCCCAACGGGGGCTCCTCGGTGGCCTTGGGCGCGGCCTAGGGTGTTCTTTGAAAACCGAATAGCGGTATACCTGCCCTTTCTCATGGGCTCGGCCGATTGGCAGAGACGCCAGGAAAGGACGGCAAATGGGAAAGAGAGTAGAGCACGAAGTGAAACTCGAAGTCAGGTCCGGACGGCTGTATGGAGACATCATTATCCATCACGGTAGCCTGAAACACAGCTCCGAAACAACCGGACTCGAAGGCAAATGGTCATGTCACTTCGACGGCGAATCGGTTGAAACCATTCTCGCCGCCGAAGCGGGCAAGAACATCTCGGTTCGGATGGCGAACATCCGGGAGCTGCCATACGAGGAGTTCGTGGAAAAGCGGCGCAAGCTCTTCGCCAACGCAACCGTGAATTACAAGGATATTTCCGGTTGGACCACCAGGGGTCAACGTGGCCGGGTCCGGTTCGAGGACATGTCAGCCGACGAGATCATGGCAAAAATGACGCCAAAGCAGCTTGAGGCAATAAGAGCGAAGCTCGGACTGTAAATACGCATGGCCGGGCTCATGAACAAGGGCAGGAAAAACGAAGGAGGCAGAAAGATGAAAAACGCGCTTTATGAGAAGGTCTTGACCATATTGGTCGAGTCCCACCAGCTAGACTCGGCCCAATTGTGCGCAATCGCCGGGAGTCTATACTTCGGGATCGATCATGATCCCGAGGGACTCCAACGCAGCATTGGAACGCGGTTCTTCGCCGAATTGGAACGAGAGGAGTAGCAAGCATAGCACGCCTATGTAAACCCGGTTGACAAAGGCGGCAAGGGATGGCTCTTGCCGCTTTTTTGCGTTTAGTGGTTGGCATACTCCCGTGAAGAAATTCACAAAGAGTATATTCGCTTTGGAGACCAGTGGATAGCACTATCGTTCAAGGAGTATATACATCGCTACCTATGTAAACCCGATTTACATAGGAGGATGCAAAGCACCTCGATATTGGTGTCATTTTATGTGTTGCATAGATGATGGGTGTATGTTTGTATGGACGTGTGATATGCATGGTGTGCAGGGTATGGAACGTAGTCCGATACCCTTGCGTGCAATGGATTTGAGCTAAGTTTCTTGGATATGAGTTAAATATAGATAGATATATATATACATAACTAACTAGCAAAGAATAGCTCAAGAGAGTGGAAGAGTAGTGGGGATGGTGGTGCGTGCGAGGGAATAGGACTACAGTGCACACACTACGGACAATGCATACCATACAACCAGGCGAAAGGAGATAGAGATGGGTGGCTATGGACACGGATACAGGCGAGTGTACAACGCAGCGGCAGCTACGGTGGAAGCGAGAGTCAGGCCGACGACGCTGGCAACGCTGGCAGAGTGGATGGAGCGTAATGGATATCCGGCAAGGAACAAGAGTGAGTTGGTGAGGCAGGCGTTGGAGGTGCTGGAAGGGCATCTCGTGGCAACGGGGCAGGCCACGAGGATAGAGTCCACAGAGCAGGCCCTGGAATACTTGGACGAGATAGGACTAACAGGGTTCAATAGGAATAGACGCGGGCAGCGGGCACTCATGCAACAGCTCCAACGAGAGGAACAGATGGAGGGATGGTTGCAGCCACGGGAGGCCAAGACGATGCAGCCCGTAGGCCTGCTGGATCGCAACGGAGGGTTGCTGATAAGTACCATGCAGCAGCTCAGCAAGCTGGGCTATGGCGCAGAGACTCCATTCGACAACCAAGGCAATGGGCTACCAACGGAGGTAATGGAGCTACTGCGGAAGGGACAACTGCCGCCTAAGATCAGTCAGCAGCAAGAGTCCCTAGCGGAACTTCAGCCCAGCGAGTATGGACAGACAACCCAGCCAACGCCAACAGACAGACCAGAGACACTAGAAGAAGCGGCTCAGCGCAGGGCACAAGAAGCCAAGGCACAAAGAGTCGCGATGATGGAGGCTCTCAAGGCCAGCCGAGAAGAGAGGAGCAAGGATGAGGACATATAGTGAGCAGCAGGAAGAGCGAGTGGTGGAGGAACTCACAGCCGCAATCACAGTACACGCAAGGTGCAGGCTGGCAATATCACCCGTCAGCCTAGCACAGACCATAGCGTTCGTCTATAACGAACAACCCGAGCGGCTGACCAAGGCACAGTTTGTCCAAGACTGTGTGGAGTTAGTAGTCCGAAGCGCCGAGCGACAGGCAGCACCGATCTCGTTAGCAGACGCACTAAAGCAACTCCACTGACTTGGGTTCACAGACAACGTGAAAGTGGTTCTACTCAAACGTTGGCAGGAGGGACGTTTATAGCTATGTAAACCCGATTTACATAGCCAGCAGCAAAGCAATCTCTTCACCCGGGTGCACTCAGAATGAAGAGATTGCTTGCATCTTGGAATGGGCTGTGGTATGATGGTGGCATGATGAGGAGGATAGGTGTGGACACTCGAACGGAGCGGGAGCTCCAGAAAGGAACGAAGATGTTGGAAGAGATCAGCGCGATCATCAGGCAATGGGAGGACGGACTCATCACTTCCCAAGAGGCAGAGAACAAAGTCATCTACACAGTGATCGAGAGGCTAAGCCACGCAGCTACACAGGAGGACTAAATGGGCTGGGCAAAGGCGAGAGTCGCACCATCGATATTCAGGGCCGTGAGTACCTACTCACACGGACTCTGGACGGTCAGTGGACCATTTGGAGAGATAACCACGCAGAGCCATATCGATGCGTTATCTCTTCATCAGGCTTGCGAAGCTGTGATTGCCCAGACTTCACTCTGCGTCGGCACAAGCGGGGGCAGCTCTGTAAGCATCTACGAGCAATCGTGGGTCTCGCTGGCTGAGATTGCTGCCTTCGTCCTCGGCGAACAGGTTGAGCTGCTGTGGCTTTAGCCCACAACGAGAATGAACTTTCTAACGTGCTCTGAAAGGAGAACAAGAGATGGCAAAGGCAAAGCCAAAGACGTATACAGAGATAGTCCAGCGGATCGAGAAGTTGGACACCGAGCTGGACGATTGGTATCACGTCCGACGAAACCTCGAGGACCAGCTCCGAGAGCTGGATCGAGAGATCATGCTTCGCAATCACGAGAAGTGGAGCCTGGAGCGTGAGCTCATCAAGATCACAATCTGCAAACCAGCCACTGGCCCGAAGCCAGTCCGCATCAAGCACACTAATCCCACCGAGATCAATATCGACAAACTCAGTCCCGAGATTATCTTGGAAATCCTGCGCAAGCTTAAGGCGCAAGAGGAGAAGGAGAAAAACAATGCATAAAGACTACGAAGTAAACTTCATCGAGGAAACTATCTCCGCCTTAGCCATCCGAGATCGCAGCCCTACCGACGTCCTTTGGGTTGGCCTAGCTGATGGTAGTATAGCTACCGATTGGGCTACGTTCGCCAAGGTTGGGAACCACTACTACGATCCAGGCTATGGACTTCAGGTGGTTTCTGAGAGCCTTGTTATTGTCGGCTCCGACTGGTGGCTGGAACGGCATGAATACGATGGCAGCGAGTGGTGGGAGTATAAGACTCTCCCACAGCTTCTATCAACCACTTATCAGCTTACCAAGAAGCACATCTTCCCTCAACGGTGTGGTGAAGATGAAAATCTCTAAACACCATCGCAGCTGGAGAAGCCCCTGGCCTTATCGCTTCTCCAGCAGAAGCCTGAAGCGTCTCCTCTGGAAGCTCAGCGAGAGTATGCCGCCCTCGCGACTTCCGGCGGAGATAACCATCATCTCCACTCTGGGCCGTCGAAAAGCTATGCTTTTTCGGCCTATGTCAACCGGGTACACATAGGAGGAAAGAATGAGGAGCTGGAATATGATAAAGACTAAAGTGCTCAAACGCGCTCTCAGCCTTCGCAAGAGTGGACTCTCCGACGAGGTCTGCGTCAAGATCATCTTGGATCTCTGTGCCGATGCCCGAGATCCCCAGCAAGCCTCGGCCTGCGCGACCATCTGCGCTTTCTTTGACGCCCGGCGAAGCTGTCTTGAGCAAATGTACAAAGACCTGGAGATGGAGTATCTTAACCATCTCCAAACGTGCGCAAAGTACAACAAAGAGAAGTCTGTTAGTGCTCCAGCCATACCACCGTTACTCAGACCTAGTTCGTATGAGGACTAGTGCATCCAGCCATCTCAACAGAAGGAGACTCCCAATGCCTGAGCAACTTTCCCTCACCTTCACGCCTGAGCGTGAGACCAAGCGCACCTGGCGTTTCGTGGAAGACTGCCTGCTGGACGATGAGCCCAGGATTGGCACTATCTACATCCGTAAGGCGACCCTCAAACAACTAGACTGGCAGGCTGGAGACAGCATTATCCTCTCCATCTCTACCCCAGCCTAAGAAAGGAGGTGCCTCAACCAAAAGTTTTACCAACTATGAAAGAGATTGCTTGCATAGTTGGGTTTTATGTGGTTCAGTGCTCATGTTGGCCGGAAATGTTCCGGGAAGTTCAAACCTACCTATTCTTAAAAGGAGTTCCAAATGGCCGAACGTAAGATTACCGCAAAGACCAGCAAAGTTGAAGGCCGGGTATTCGAGGGCACCATCGACCTCCACGATGAGTCCCTTGCCACTATGACGCAGGCCTTCGGAGAAGACGCCGTGAAATCTGCAGCCGTCGCAGACATGGTGATCGCAGTCCAAAGCCTCATTCGCGCCGCCATCGAAAAAGGCAAGACCGATGCGGAGATTCAGACGATCATCTCCGGATGGAAGCCTGGCGTCAAGACCTCCCTCGGCCCAGCCGACCCGGTCGAGTCCGTGATGAAGAAGTTCACCCAAATGTCTCCGGAAGAACAGGCTAACTTCCAAAAGGAACTCTTGGCCCGCCTGAAGGCCGCCAAGGCAGCCTAGCTGCATCCTTTTGGCTATGTAAACCTGGTTTACAAAGCCAGCGTCCACGGCGAGGAGACCCCCTCCTCGCCTTTCTTAGCAACTTCTCTTGACGCCATTTGGCACTGGAGGTGTCCATGTCAGAACTACAAGGATTTAAGGATATGATGGCAAAGTCTCTCTACGGAATCTCCGCACAAAAAGCAATCTCTCTGGGTATCTGTATCCAGTGTAAAGAGTTGGCTCTACCCAAATGCTATTCCGACGCAGGCCGGGCTGAGTATTATATCTCTGGCCTTTGTGAGAAATGCTTCGACAGCATTTTCGAGGGGTAATTCTTATGGCTAAGCGCACAAACATCATGCTCTGCCAGCCATTCGAGGAGAAACGGCTACAGAGATGGAACGTGTCGGAAGTCATTGTGCAGCCTAAACTCGATGGAGAGCGCTGCCGGGCATTCTGGCACCATGAGCGCCAGCAGTGGGTTCTCGTCTCCAGTGAGGAGAACGAGTTCACTCACCTTCCCCACCTCAACCATGAGCTCCTCGAGCTTGGAGTGCCTAAGGGCCTTCATCTCGATGGTGAGCTCTATCTGCATGGAGCGAGCTTCAATGAGATACATAGCATCGCTTCTCGTAAAGTTAATCCTCATGTGGACTTCTCGACACTCGAGTACCACATCTTCGACGTCGTCAGCGAAAAGCCTCAGGGAGAAAGAGTAGCAGATCTCTGGGCACACGTTGACTTTGGGAGCTGCCTCAAACTCGTACCCTCGCTGACCTGCCTCGCCACTGCGGAGGACATACTGGACCACATGAACTCCTTCACGGCCTGGGGCTACGAGGGCATCATCATCAGGCATCCGGGGGCTCCTTATGAGATCCGACGGAGTCCATATGTTATGAAGTTCAAGCCGAGGAGACGTGACGTATATCGTATCGTTGGAACTCAAGAGGAAGTGTCCATCCACGGTGAGCCCAAAGGAGCACTTGGAGCACTTCTATGCACATCTGACGAAGAAACTATCTTCAGAGTCGGTTCTGGATTTACTCGGGATGAACGTAGACTACTTTGGCGAAATCGAGATAGCTTAGTGGGAAAATACGTCGAGGTCCTTTACCAAGCTCTAACCCCCGCACACGTACCGAGATTCCCAGTCTTTCGAGCCTTGGTGAGAGGAAAGTGAGATGAATGATATCGTGACAAAGTATGAAATCCGAGGTGTGGATGGAAACTTCATCCAAGCTGGTGAGACCGAGGGGCGAGAGCACATTCAAGTTGTCATTACAGAGATCTCGGCGGAGAAACAACGTCTAAACACGGCGACTATTCTTCTCACCAAGGCACAATGGCAGAAGTTCTGCGACACAAAGTATCAGCTTTCAGCAAAAGACTCTTTGCAGGAGAAAGAAGATGAATAACCTCACTCCTCATGAAACCTGGAAGGTCCAGGACCCAACTAAGATCCAATGTTTCCAAGAATGCCCGCGGAAGTACTTCTACGACTACGTCTTGGGCTGGCAAAGCGACGCACCTTCCGTCCATCTCATCTTCGGCGAGGCGTGGCATCTGGCGATGGAGAAGCTCCTGCAGTTTGGCTACTCCAAAGACGCCGTAGACCTAGCCTATCTGACCCTTGAGACCAAGTATCGAGAGCACTTCTCTCCTGGCACCGACGACACTCGCTTCCCCAAAGTCCCAGGCTTTGCCTACGACATGCTGCAGTCGTACGTAAAACAGTACGCAGACGATCACGCGCGGTTTGAGGTACTCTACACTGAAATCTCTGGCTCCGTCTCAGTCGGCGAGGCCAGCGTGTACTTCAAGACTGACTCCATCCTTCGCGGCACCGACGGCTGGTGGAAAGACAAGTACTTCTCCCTTGAACACAAGACCTCCTCACAGAACTCCACTCGTTGGGCACAGCAGTGGGCACTCAAGATGCAGATCGGTGTCTACACCCATCTGCTCCACTGTCTCTATCCTCGTGAGCAGGTCCACGGAGTGATCATCAACGCCTCGGTCTTTCAAAAGACCAAGCCAGGCCACACACGTATTGACATTCCCAAGACCATCCCGCAGATGGAGACTTGGCTGTGGAACACTAATCGTTGGCTCCAGCAGATCAAGATGGAGTTTCAGCTCCTCGAAGAAACCTCTGACTCTGACTCCATTATGCGCTGCTTTCCTATGAACCCTCAGAACTGCTCCAGCTACTTCGGTTGTGTCTGGTATGACTTTTGCCTGGCTTGGCAGAACCCACTCCAGCACATTGACCACGTTCCTTTCGGCTTCCAGCAGCGATACTGGGACCCTACGCAACAAGAAACTACACATAAGATGGAGATAAAGTAATGTCTCTCGACATCAAAAAAGATTTTACACCGAAGATTCTAGCACGCTTCTCCAGGTATATCAACACAGAGCATGACTGTTGGGAGTGGACAGGCGGCGTAAATGTGCCTAATGGATATGGTATCTTTACAGCTAATCACACTAAGTACGTAGCCTCCAGATATTCCTGGGAAGCTTACTATGGAGAGATTCCAGCTGGTATGAGTGTATTGCACAAGTGCAATAACAAAAGGTGTGTTCGTCCAGATCATCTATATCTTGGCACATACTCAGATAACATGAAAGATATCTATATATCTGAACAAGTAGGCGTAAATAGACTAACCATAGCGGAGGTACGTGGAATAAAGGGTGCACTAAAATTTACCACTCTCCCGCAACGAACTTTGGCACGATTATTTGATGTAACGCCTTCCTGCATAAACTATATAGCGCAGGGCATAACGTGGACTTGGGTGGAGGTGTAGTCATGTCATTAGAGATAGTAAAAGAAATGGACGAAATCCGCAAGCTCTATGCGGAGGACAGAACTCAGAACAGCTTCAACCTCCTCTTGCTTGGCGAGACCGGTAGCGGGAAGACTCATCTTCTCCAAACTGCCCGGCGCCCTATCCACATTGACTCCTTCGACATAGGCGGCACGAAACTCCCTTCTATCCGCAAGGGCATCGAGGAAGGCTGGATCATCGTAGACTCTCGCTGGGAACACGAGGACCCCTACAAGCCCTCCGTCGTTGACGCGTGGCTGAAAGAGATGGATCGCCGTGTGCAGATGGGCTACTTCAACGCCCTCGGCACCTACTGCCTCGACAGCATGACGTCATGGACCGAAGCTATCATGAATCGCACGCTCAAAAAAGCTGGCATCGCAGCCCACGCACCACGCTTTACCCACGACTACATGCCCACCAAGACTGACATACGCAATTTCGTCAGTCGTCTGCTGAAACTCTCGTGCGATTTCATCCTCACTGGCCATCTGCGTGCCGACAAGGACGAGGTCGTGGGCACTATCTCCATGCGGCTCGTCACTATCGGTGATCTCGACATCAAACTCCCTTCTCTCTTCGATGAGATCTGGATAACCCAAGTCAAAGACGGCTCCAAGGGTTCAGACTACTCCATCCTCACGAGCCCTAAAGGTTATTACAAGACCGTCCGCACGCGCATTGGCAGCGGGAAGTTTGAGCAGTTTGAGAAACCCAATATCTGCGACCTACTTAAAAAGGCAGGACTGCCTTATCAGCCCAAAACCCTCTCACCAGAAGGAGGTGATGCTTCGTGAAGATGGCACTCGTCGTCACTTGTATCCTGACGGTACTGGTGGCTACTTCAGCCCACGGTAACTCTAACATTGAAGGGAGGTGATAATCCAACATACCTATGTCAACCGGGTTTACAAAGGTAGCACCACTTAATCTAACTTTTGAAAGGAGTTCCAAATGTCAGACGAGAACGTGTTTGTGTGTTTCGGTGATGATGAGTCTTCCTATGTCGAAGAACATGCAGTGGAGGAAGGGGAGTACGAAGTCCGTATTACCTCAGCCAATGTCAACGTCGAGAAGGGCTTCATCGCCGTGCGGTTGGAGATCATCGATGATCCTTATGCCAAGGAGATCTCGACCTTCATCAACCTTCCCGGCAGCGGCAGGACGGAGAAAGAGGAGAACCGCAATCGCGGACGCCGGCTGAACTTCCTCTCCTGCTTCGGCATTGATCCCAGCAGTTCCCTTAACCCTGGGGCTCAGGAACCTGAGGGTTATGTCGGCCGTGAAGGCTATGTGATGCTCAGCGCGCCCAAGGACAAGGATGACGGCTACGGGCCGCAGAACAACGTGAAGCGGTTCAGTCCTCGCCGTTAGCCAACTTTCCAGGGGAGCTTCGGCTCCCCTTCAAAGGAGCCCCTATGTATCAAGCCATTTGTACTAAGTGCGGCAAACGAATCCTCGTACCAACCGGCGAGATCGACTACATCTGTCCGCTTTGTGAGGCAGAGATGGTAGTCCAGCCCATCCGTGGCTGTCGTTCTTGCGTGGAGGACTAACATGCCTGATGAACGTGGACGCAGTCGCGTGATCTTCGATGTGTCCGAGGAAAGCTATGATCGAGGCTATAGACTCATTCCCTGGGGTCTCCGTGGCCTCTGCCTACGCATCCTGTGGGAGCAGCTTATCGACGCTGTGGAGCAGGAAGGCGTAGTTGTCCTCGGCCTGATTATCGATGGGAAACTGAAGTTATTTGGAAAGGATGAGAATGTCCAGACCAACGTACTCTGATCTTATAAGAGCTCTTGGGCCTTGTTTATCTCAAGACCCGAGAGTCTTTGCTTACCCTCCATGGCCTCTAACTCCTATACCCAAACACTATTCCTGGATATTTGAGGTAGAAGCTGAGATGCTAACAACCTTCTACGATAATCTATGGGAGGCTCACGTATGGCAGATCTAACTTCTCTCGAACTCCTCACCGGACAGAAAGCTCTTTCCGATATGTCCGACGACGAGCTTCGAGAACACTTGCGACAAATAAGGCAGCTTCGTATCACGCCACGTGCTAAAGGCGGGATGACTAAGACCAAGACTGGGCAGGCTAAGAGCCGCACTACCAAGAGCCCCTTCGATGCACTACTACGGAGCCTTGGTCCGGAGGCCCTCGAGGAGATGGCCAAGATGTTTGCAGAGAAAGAAGGAGGCAATAGTGAATAAGATCGCAGAAGCCCTCGGTGGAGTACATGCCGTTGTACCGTTCTCTCAGATCGAAGTTTCCAACCGTGGCCGGGAGGACTATGGAGATCTAAACGAGCTGGCACTTTCCATCAAAGAGCGAGGCCAGCTCCAGAACCTCGTGCTTTGCGAGAATCCACGTTGCAAGGAAGAGGGCGGTGAGTCTTTCAAGCCTTTCAAACTC